GTAAAGGATGAACATGTCGATAGTATCGGACGAATCGCAGTGGAAGCAATTAAGTTTTCTGGAGAGTATTACGGATTCCGAATCCCTCTCACAGGAGAATACAGAGTTGGAAGAAATTGGGCAGATACACACTAAAAAACATAGGAACAAATTGTTCTTAGGTCAAGCAGGAGAACATTTAGTTTGTTACTTGTTTGGTATGTGGCAATACAATATACTTCAACCTGTTCATGCTCATAGTGTTTATGATTTAGTAGTTGAGAGAGATGGTGTATTTAAAAAACTACAGGTAAAGACAAAGTATCCTGTAGATTCATCTAAACATGTAGCTTTGTTTAAAAATATAAACTATCACAAAGATAAGAAAGAACATCACTTCTATGAAGAAGGAGATTACGATTACCTTTGTGCATGTAAGTTTCCACATGTTTATGTGATACCATTTAAAAAAATAAGGAGTAGATCAAGTGCAACTTTTGATCACTATCCAGAATATTGTTACGATTTAACTGATCCAAAAACCTACGAGCACAGACCTATAGTATGAAAACTAGACTCCTCATAGATGCAGACATCGCAATCTACAAAGCGACTACTGCTAACGAAGTACCGATCAATTGGGAAGGTGATCTCTGGACTCTCCATTGTGACTTAGCGAAGGTCAAATGTGACATCGATGACTTCGTTGAGAACATCAAGGAACAAACTAAAGCTGATGAGGTAACCATGTGTATATCACATCAGAACAACTTTAGGAAGTTACTCAACCCTGAATACAAAGCGAACCGAAAGGCTACTCGCAAACCTATGTGTTTCGTTCCTGCTAAAGAGTACGTGATGAAGAACTATCACTACGAGATACAACCTTGGCTCGAAGCAGATGATGTCATAGGTATCCTCGCAACCTACGACAATGGAGAGGAACGTATTGTTGTGAGTGAGGATAAGGATCTCTTGACGATCCCTGGTATGCATTGGGATATCAAGAACCAAACCCTATGGGAGCAAGATAACCACACTGCTGACTACCTCTTCTACAAACAAGCCTTAACTGGTGACTCGGTAGATAACTACCAAGGTTGTCCAGGTATCGGCCCGAAGAAAGCAGAGAAGATCTTGAATGAATGTGAAGACTTTGGGTTTGAACCAAAACATGTTTGGAAAGCGATTGTCACGGCTTATCAAAACGCAGGATTGAATGAAGATGATGCGTTACTTCAAGCACGTATGGCGAGAATTCTAAGGCATGGTGAATACGTTATGAGTGAACCTATCTATTGGAGTCCAGAGAATGAACGATAATGAATTTGAGAATCCTAAACATTACACCGATGGGTTTGGTATTCAACCCTTGGATTACATAATTGAAAACGAAATGGATTTCCTAGAAGGGAACATAATTAAATACGTATCTAGGTACCCACATAAAGGTGGGCTTAATGATTTGTACAAAGCACAAGTTTATCTTAATCGCTTAATCGTAAGGGAGCAAGCCAATGAGTAGTCTACCTACACAATATCAAGAGTACATTCATCTTTCACGTTACTCTAGGTGGGACTATGAAAAAGGTAGAAGAGAAACTTGGGGTGAAACTGTAGCACGATACTTTGATTTCTTCATTCAACATCTTAAATCTAGTAATGGATACACATTACAAGGTGATGAGGTAAAGGAACTAGAAGATGCAGTGTTCGCATTAGAGATAATGCCTAGTATGCGTTGCTTGATGACCGCTGGTCCTGCTTTAGAGAAAGAAAATATTGCAGGATATAATTGTAGTTACTTACCCATTGATTCACCGAGGGCATTTGATGAACTCCTCTATGTCCTCATGAATGGTACTGGAGTTGGCTTCTCGGTAGAAGAGAAGTATACCTCTCAGTTACCTTTCGTCCCTAGTGAACTACATCCTACTGATACTTGCATCGATGTACGTGATAGCAAACTAGGGTGGGCTAAAGCATTTAGGGAACTTATTAGTCTCCTCTACGCAGGACTCATTCCTACGTGGGACTTGAGCAAGGTACGTAAGGCAGGAGCAGTACTCAAAACTTTCGGAGGTAGAGCTAGTGGACCTGATCCCCTTAACCAACTATTTCTTTTCACTTGTAAACTATTTGAAAATGCAAAAGGACGAAGACTTAGACCCATCGAGTGTCATGACATCGTTACGAAAACGGCAGAGGTTGTGGTCGTTGGTGGGGTTCGTAGGTCTGCTCTTATCTCTCTCAGTGATCTTGGGGATGAGCAAATGCGAAACGCAAAGTCAGGTAGATGGTGGGAAGAACATCCACATAGAGCACTCGCAAACAACAGTGCCAATTATCACTCCAAACCTGACACAGGAACCTTCCTTAGAGAGTGGGCTTCCTTATACGAGAGCAGAAGTGGAGAACGTGGAATATATTCATCGTTTAATGCAAGAAAACAAGTCGAAAGATTCGACCACAGAGATCCTAGAGATGACTTCGGGACGAATCCGTGTTCTGAAATAATCCTAAGACCTAGAGAGTTCTGTAACTTATCCGAGGTAGTCATACGTGCTTCAGATAAGAAGAAGGATATCTTAAGGAAAGTTAAGTTAGCCACTATCTTAGGTACATGGCAGAGCACCTTGACTAACTTTAAGTACCTACCTAAAACTTGGAAATCTAATTGTGAAGAGGAGAGGTTACTCGGTGTGTCCTTGACAGGAATCATGGATAACAAGATCACTGCTTTTCCTGGACCAGACTTCCTAGAAGAGATGAGAGATGTAGCGAGAAAGACGAATGAAGAATGGGCTGAGAAACTTAAGATTTATCCGAGTGCTGCGATCACTTGCATCAAACCTTCGGGTACAGTTTCACAACTTTGTGATTCTGCTAGTGGCATTCACACTCGTCATAGTGATTACTATATACGCACTGTCAGAGGTGACAATAAAGACCCGATCACACAACTCATGAAAGACCAAGGTGTTCCTAATGAACCTGATGTGATGAAACCAGATCAGACTACAGTGTTCTCATTCCCTATTAAGTCTCCTGAAGCTAGTGTCAAGAGAAACGATTGGAATGCCTTTGAGCAGTTGGATCAGTGGTTGATCTATCAGGAACATTGGTGTGAGCACAAACCTTCCGTAACGATTTCAGTCAAAGAAGACGAGTGGGCTGCGGTAGGAGGATGGGTTCATGACAACTTCGATAGTATTAGCGGTATCTCTTTCTTACCTCACTCGGATCATGTGTACCAACAGGCACCATATCAAGAGTGTACTAAAGAAGAGTACCAAGAGTTACTAGAGAAGATGCCTGAGATCGACTGGACTAAGTTATCTGAATACGAAAAAGAGGACTACACTACGTCATCGCAGGAACTTGCTTGCACGGCTAATTCGTGTGAAATAATATGAAATGGACATAATAGGTAGAAATGGCTTTTACACTCGGAGAAACAATCTCAAAAGAGCTTGTAGAAAAGTTAAAACAAAAGTACCCTAATCAACTACCGAGCACTATAGTAGAGAAAGAACAGTTGGCTTATACCTTAGGTCAACAATCGGTAGTCAACTACATAGAGGATTTATATAACAACCATGTGTCTAGCAGGAGCACCTGATCCTCCTAAGATGCCTGAGATTCCCCTTCCTCCTCCTATGCCTAGTCCAATGTACAAAGACCCAGATCCTCCTGAGTTAGCATTGGAACCAGAGGCGAGAGAAAAGACTCCTAAAGAGTCTATGAGAAAGAGAAAGAAGGGATTTTCTCAGTTTAGAGTTAGGAACCCAGGATTAGTAATTAAAAATAAAAAATAAAATATGTTTAGTGATGTATCCGTACACCCTATTGATTCACATGAGGTGTACAGAGAGGTTATGGAAGCAGCAAGTGCGGATGGTCACGGACCTTACATGCCAACTCATTACGTTGAGAAAGGTGGTGAGATCATAGGTGCTTTTTGTACACAAAGTCCAACAGTATTCTGGTGGATGAACGAAAGCAAAACAACGAGGAAAGACTCATTACTAGTATTCCAATCATTAGATACTTTAATGAATAACTTACAACTATCGGAATACATAATCCCATGTGAACCAGAGTCTCCTTATTACAAATTAATGTGCTCCAGATTACCTGATGTTCACAAGGGTACCTTGGGAGGTGACTGGAGGCTATTCAGAAGGAAATTATAATGGGCGGTTCAGCGAAAGCAGTTGGTAAAGCAGCCGACTACGTAGGTCAAAGAATCGTAGGTGGTGAGAGTAAACACTACGAGAAGATGGGAGATAAAGTTGATAAACATTATGGAGATGAATGGGATAGAGAAACTCGTGGAGGTGATCCTATCGGTACGTTAATAGATAATACGTATGGAAAACTCGATAGGTATATAACAGGTCAACTCTGGGGTAGCGGTGGTAGTGATGATGGTGACACCTCAGTAAGTCAAAGAGATACTTCAGCTTTTGCTCAGAGTAAGAAACCGAGAAAAAAGAAAAAAGGACTCCTTACATTAAATACACCCTCCGCTAAAGCATCTAGGTTTAGAGCAGGTAAACGTAGATTTCGTGTAAGACCTACTGGTGGAACTGGAGTTAATGTAGCAGGAGGTAAAAAATCATCCGTTGGTACAAAATAATGTATGGATAAAGTAGAAGTTAAAGAAGATCAAGTTATACCTACAGGTTCTATAAAGAGCAGGTATAACTTATGTTACGCAGAGAGAAACCCATTTTTAGAACGTGCTAGGGAAGCAGCAGAGATTACTATCCCATCACTTCTACCTCGTGAAGGACATAGTTCTG